CGATACAACCAAAATAACAATCAAGGACGGAGTAGTCCAAAAAATAAATTACGACAATATGGAACAAAAACAAAACTTCGTAGAAGCGATGCTAAAAGATGGCACAGTAGTAAAATCCCCAACATTTGATGTCGGTGAGGAAGTTAAAATTGTTAGTCCTGATGGAACAGAACAAAAAGCGCCTGATGGGTCGCACGAACTATCACTTAAAGATAGTGAGGGTAATGAAGTTCTTATCAAGATTATCACTAAAGACGGAAAAATCACAGAAAGAGAAAATGTTGAACTTTCACAACCAGATATGGAAGAAGTTGAAGAAGAGATGGGAATGACTACACCTGCTTTATCTCAAGGCAACGACAATATGGAAGGTTTCAAGAAGGAAATTATGGCTGTGTTAGGCGAAATCAAAGACAAAATTGATGCCGTTGTAGCAGACCAAGAAGAAATGAAAAAGAAGGTCTCCAAGTTCGCTAAAGAACCAGCGGGAGAACCTTTAAGAGTTGGCAAAAACCAAATCCAAACTGAATTAAACCAAGCAAAAGATGATTACATCTCTCAACTTGTTTCTATCAGGCAAGGTTCTAAAAAATAAAATAAATTAAAAAAACAAAAATTAAAAGTTATGGCAAACAAAAAGTATGACTTCAATTTTAACTTATCATCTCTATCTACTTACACAGATGAGGTTGGTGGTGAATTGATTAGAAGAGCAATACTTGAGAGTGAGACAATTAAATTGATTAAAGTTCAACCTGGTAGATAATGCCACTTTCTACAGAGATGTAGATTGAAAAATTGGGTAAAATCGGTAGAAGGTGAAATCCCCAATACCGAGCCAAACTTCAAGATTACGAAAGGCTTGAAGCGGTGTAGAGCATAGAGAGTGAATAAATATAATCTCTCCAAGAGTATCCAACAACTGAAAAGTTGAAAATGTATGCCGAACTAACACGAATGAGAAGTGTTAGAAGTAGAGGATAAAAAGCCACTACGATAACAATTTGGTTAAAGGCTCACAAGCAATCAATTTATTAAACTCAAATCTTGAGGTGCAGGAGGGCAACTGCGGATGGTCTCCAAGCGGATCAACAATCTATACTCAACGCGATATTACCGTGTGTCAGTATAAGGTAAATGAAACATTATGTCCTGCGGACTTAAACAATTACTGGTTAGGTCAATTACTAACTCCTGGTTCTACACCAGAGACAGTTCCATTTGAGCAACAAATTAGCGAATTAAAGGTTGCCCAAATCAGTCAATATGTAGAAAATCAAATCTGGGGTGCTTCTTCAGCGACAACTTGTTTCTCTGGTTTCAAGGAATTAGTAGCACAACAAGGAACAGGAACTACAACGGTGACTGGCGGTATAGTAGTGACTGGGCAAACTCCAATCTCATCAACTACAGCATTAGCTCAAGTTGATAATTTGATTGAAGCAATCCCTGATGATGTTGTAAATAGAACTGACTGGGTTGTGTTTATGTCTCACGCAAATTATCGTAAATATCTTATCAATTACAGAACGGCGAATTATTACCACTTCAATCCTGAAGGGTCTTATGAAGAGTTCAAGACATTCCATCCGGCAACTAACATTTTAGTTCATCCAGTAGGAGGTTTATTGAACTCTAACCTTATTATGTTAGCTCCGGCCGGCTATTGCGTAGCAGGAGTTGATTTAATGAGCGATATGGATAATCTAAAGATGTTCTATTCTGTAGATTTTGATGAGGTTAGATTGAGAAGTAATTTCAAGATTGGCGTTCAAATAGCTTGGCCTAATTTTGTAATCACAAACGGCTTAACATAAATAAACGGACTTGAAAAGTCAAAAAATTAAAAAACAAAAGTTATGAGTTTTTCATCTTGTTTTACATCGGCGAACATTTGTAAAGGTTGTAGAGACGCAGTAGGTGGTATTAAAGCCGCTTATGTTGTTGCTGGTTGCGTGACTGGCATTACAGAAAACGCAGACCAAGAAATCCTTACAGTAGGCGCTACAGGTGGGACTGTATATCAGTTCCAAGTTGAAAAGAATACATCAAACTTTGTTGAGACAATCCAAGCGAGTTTAGAAAATGGAACAGTAGTAGTAAATCAAGTAGTCAATTTAGTATTCCTAAAACTACAACAATCTACACGAAACCAAATTAAACTCTTGGCTCAAAATACCAACTTAAAGGTATTTGTTGAGACAAATGAAGGTGATATTTTTTATTTAGGCGAGGACTTTGGTCTCGCTTTACAAACATCAACAGCTGAAACGGGAACTGCTTTCGCAGACCGCTACGGATATACGGTTGTATTAGAAGGATTTGAGAAGTATATGGCTAAAAAATTAGCTGGTTCTTTATCAAACACTTTAGTAGGACTTACATTATCAAGTTGTCCTTGTTAAAAATAATAAAGGGAATGTTCCACGCGGAGCATTCCCTTATTTAGCCACTCAAAAAATTATGGGTAAAAATATAGACAAAAGAGTATGGGGAGTTTTAGGGAAACAACAAACCTACTTCTCACCACAGAAACAAGTTGAAGGTAAAATTAAAACTCCGTTGAACGCTAATGCGTTTGATAGTTGGGATGCGAAGAGGTCAAGATTTAAGAGAGTTGATGGTTATGAGAATGCCGTTCAACAAGGAGGAGTTGTTCCACAAGGCACAGCATCACCAGCAACAAGTCCCACTCCCACTCCTACTATTACCCAAACACAAACACAGACGAACACACCTACTCCAAGTATCACACCAACTTTTACACCAACACCGAGTTCTACACCTTATCCATTACCACTTTATCCTACCATTTGGTTTGACGCAAGTGATAATACAACTTTAACTACGATATCAAGTGGTGGAACTGATTATGTTTCATTTTGGAACTCCAAAGGAACTTCTACTTGGTCTTTAAGTGGTGTTAGCACGGATACTATGCCTGTGTTGAGTGCTTCAACTTTGATGCCAGGTAATCCTAATTGTGTTAGATTTACAACAAACGCAACAGCGTCTTTAAGAGATTATATGGTGTCGTTCAACAACACACCAATAGGACACACAGGTTCAACTATATTCCAAGTATGGACTAAACCATCAGGATCAACTTACGCTACAGCATTATCTGCCACTCGTGTTTATTCAGGTTTAACTAATGGTGGAACTGCTGGCGGTGGTGCTTTTCCAATAGATCAACAATTATTAAATACCGCATCTAATGGTAATTTATCGAACTCACAAACTTATTCGTCTGGTTCTACATCATCAAGTGCTAACCTATCAATCGGCTCTTATTCAGCCGCAGCATTAAACGACAAGTTTATATTCCAAGTAAGGACACCATTTACTGCGGGTCAATTCACAACATTTGAGTTGAACCAATCAGGAGGAACAGGGGCATCAGCCTTTACAGGAACAACAATAATTCCAACTATAAACTCGTTTAATTTAGGTCTTGGTGGTATCGCAACAGGTGGGACAATTTCAACCACTAATCAAAATATAGAGTTATGTGAGATCATCTATTTTGATACGGTATTGAGTGATAACCAAGTAGAACAAGTTGAATTATACTTAAAAGATAAGTGGAGATATGACGAATGGGCTTCTCCTGTTCCTACCCCCACAAATACTCCTTCAAGCACGCAAACTCCCACCCCGAGTATCACACCAACGATGACGAATACTCCAAGCACAACACCACCAATTCTAACTATAGAAAGTTTTACAGGAACTACAACTTGGACTGCCCCTTATGATGCTTCTATTATTGTAGAGTGTTGGGGAGGTGGAGGAGGAGGTGGAGCCGCAAGAAGATTTACTGGTTCAGCAACTGCTGCTGGAGGTGGTGGTGCTGGTGGTTCATACGCAAAGAAAACAATATCAGTTATATCAGGAACAACATATACTATAAATGTTGGTTTAGGTGGAACTAAAATGTCAATAGATGGTTCTGGTGGATTACCAGGGGGAGCAACTTGGTTTAGTGCTTCAACATTAGTTTATGCCGCAGGTGGAGGAGCAGGAGGATTTGGAAATAGTGCTACAGCTACACCATTTGGAAGTGGTGGGACAGCATCCAACGCATCTATTGGTGATATAATATATTCAGGTGGAGATGGTATGAGTGGAACTACAACATTTGGTGGAGGAGCAGGAGGAGGTGCTGGTTCATCTTCTAATGGTTCATCAGCAACAAGTGATACAGGTGGAAATGGAGGAACAGGAAACGCAGAAGGTGGTAATGGAGCAAATGGTTCTCTTGTGAATGGTAATGGGTCTCAAGGAAATACCACAGGTGGTGGTGGGTCAGGTGGATATTGGGATACGACATCAGGTTCATCAACTGGTGGAGACGGAGCAAGAGGATTATTAAAAATAACTTATTAAATATGAATATACTTTTCATACTGATTGATAATAAACTTGACGCACATTATATCGTAAGCGAATATGTTGATAATAAGGAAGAGCCAAACCAATAATTTAATAGCGACTGTGTCTATGAATAAGACACTACCTAATCCTTATTATCTTTTTTCGTTCCAACATATAGCGTCAAAAGAGAGGACAAGTTTTTACCCACAGGTAATCACAAGTAATGTCCGTTATGATAAGTTCAGGTTCGTAGAAGCAACAACAACAAATCTGTCTGTTGTTCCACCACAAGTCAATCTTGAATACTTGGGTCAGTATTACTATTCCATCTATGAGAATATTACAAGTGGATCAACTGATATTTCATTAGCCTATAATAAATTGGAGAGTGGTAGAGCGTGGGTAATCATCGGTGATGATAATACCCAAGAGTGTTTCTTTGAGCCTTACATCTCTAACGATGAAGATTTCTCACAAGTTATTTATGTAAGTGAGGAAGAACAAGATTGTTTAATTCCTATCACACCATCAACAACTCCATCTAACACACCAACACCAAGTATCACTCCAACTAATACAGCCACTCCAACTACCACCCCAACAAACACACCATCACACACTCCTACTTTAACACCAACTCCAAGCACAACACCACCTATGGCAATTGATCCAAACACTTATAACGCTTTATGGTGGTTTGATTATACAAATGCTTCAAGTTTATCTGTAGTTTCTAATAATTTATATGGTGCTAAAAACTTGGCAACATCAACAAATGGTTATTTTTCAGCTACTACTGGATTTTATCCAACTTGGACTTCAACAGGATATGAGGGTGTATCAGGATCAACTGAAGCTTGGGTTATTGGTTTAACAAATGAGTTAGGTTTCTTTGGTGGTTCATATTCAGCATATACAACATTCGTTAGATTTAATGGTGAAACTAATTCATCAGGTAATATTCAACAAAGCGATAATGATGTAAATTATTCAGGTCAAACACAAGGTTATAGATGGTGGAGTTTAAGTGATTATGTAGCAGGGGCGCCTCCTGACTTTATTAGATCATTTACCTTTAATACAGCAGGTGGTTCTTGGACTGAACCATCATTTGCGTATAGTGGTGATGTTTGGTATAATGTTGCTGTGAGAACTTATCAATCAGGATCAACTGCCGTAAATGAAATATGGGTTGATGGATCATTAGTATCACAAGAAACAGCAACCGCAACTATTAGAACATCAACAGATCCTATATTTAGTATAATGAGCGGTCAAAATTATAAAACAACAGAACAATTCTTTATACCAAGTAAATTGAGTGATGCTGATATGGGTGTGATGTTTAACTACTTTAACTCAAAGTATGTATAAAAACATAAAAACTGATATTTATTAGTAATGAGCGACAAAAACAAAACAGGATTACATATACAGGAGTTTAATGCTGCGTATGTCCCACAATTCCAAGAGGTAATTAAAAACAAGCCTTGGGTGTTTTACGGAGACGATAATATGTTTCCTAACCACCTACTTACAAACTATCAATACTCACCAATTACTCGTGCTTGTGCTAATGCTACTATGTATGGTGTAAAGGGTAAGAACCTTATTGTAAAGGAAGGAAACCCTGATGCTATTGGAATGGCAAACAGGAGTGAAACCTTATATGAGGTCTATGAGAAATGTGTTGTTGATAGAATTATTTTTGGCGGATTTGCGTTAAATATTGTTAAATCTAACGATGGTGGGATCGCAGAGATCTACCATACTGACTTCTCAAGATTGAGAGCAGGTAAAGAGGATATGTTCGGTAATGTTGATACTTACTTCTATTCTGTAGATTGGAAGGGAACACAAATCAATCCTCAAAAATGGAAGCCAGTTGAGATGCCATCATTTAATATGGTTAGTGAAGACGCACCGAGTATGATTTACTATGTAAAGAAATACCAACCGATGATGAGCTATTATCCAGCGCCAGATTGGATAGCAAGTTTAACGACCAGCCAACTTGATATAGAGATAAGAAACTTCCATCTAAACAACACTCAAAACTCTATGATGCCGAGTATGTCGGTAAGTTTTACAAATGGTGTCCCGAGTGAAGAAGAGAGAGATATTTTGATGAGACAATTAGAAGCCAAATATACTTCAACGAATAACGCAGGTAAGATATTTTTATTCTTTAGTGAGAACCCTGAAACTGCCCCTATCATAAGTCCAATACCGAACAACGCAAGTGATGCTTGGTATTCACAAATGGCACCACAGATAGATCAAACAATCCTTACAGCGTGGGGTATATCATCACCGATGTTGTTAGGTATTAAAACATCAGGACAATTAGGAGGTAGAGCAGAGATGCTTGATGCTTATAATTTATTCTTACAAACAAGAATTATTCCCATCCAAGAGGATATGTTAAAGACATTTGAGAAAATCCTGTTCTTAAAAAATAAATCAATTATCAAATTGGGTATTGAGCAAAACCAAATCTTACCAGACGAGGTTCAAGAACAAATTGATATAGCAAAAGGAATATAACGAATGGCAACAGTATTACTTATCAGCGAAACAAAGCTCAAGGCTTATAGCACTCTAAATCAAAATATAGATATGGCTTTATTAGTCAGCACAATCTATATGGCACAGGAACTCGGTCTCCAAACTCTCATCGGGACAAAAGGCTACGACTACTATATGGAGTTGGTAAAGTCAGTTCAATTATCAGGTGGGACTATGTCTCAAGCAGATAGTATTATGTTGAATGACTACATCGCACCTTATTTAGTTCATCGCAGTTTCTACGAAGCGATGCCTGAAGTATTCGCTCGTAAAATGAATAAAGCCATCACCATAGGTTCAAGCGAGCAGGGTAATTCAATAGACATTAAAGGTATGTCTTACTTGAGAGAAATAGAACAAGGTAGATACGAGTTCTACGCTCAAAGATTGTTAGACCGCGTCCAAGCATTCCCAAGTGATTATCCCTGGTATTACAGTTTCACACAGAAGGACGGGATGCCATCATCATCACAAACATACTTTGCGGGTATTCATATTGCTCCTGGTATGAGAAGACCACCAAGAAGAAATGATTGGTATAGAAACCTACCATACTATCAAGGCCCCGAGTATGATGCTTGTGTTGATTGTAATTAAACTCAAATTATGAACGAAACTATACTACTTTTTATATCTAATGCTATTACAGGTTTTGCTGGTTGGTTTGTGGGTCGTAAGAGACAACAGGCAGAGACAGACAATCAAACCTTACGCAATCTTGAACTTGCTGTAAATCTTTACAAGAACATTATTGATGACTTGAAACAAGAGATACACGAGTTGAATGTTAAAATCCAACAATTAGAAAAAAAGGTGGATGAACTACACGCCGAAAATATTAAACTCAAAAAAAACTCCATATAATTTATGCCTATCAAACCTGAAGCAAACGAAACCGAACAAGATTTTATCTCAAGATGTATGAGTGTTGAAAACGACGCTTTACCAGAACAAGACCAAAGATTAGCCGTGTGTTATTCTTATTGGGATAAAAAAGAAATGGGAACAGAGGACATTACAGACACAACAGACGAACTTGAAACAGAAGTAGCACAAGGGTTCAATTACGCAACAAAAGAGAGTGAGGAGTTTGCTACACTACCTACTACCGATTGTATGGAGAAACACCAATCAGCAGGATACACAGAGAAGTATGCTAAAGATGCTTGTTCTTCAAGAAAACCTAATGACGGACAACAAGGAGGAGTAGTTGGTATGAGTGCCGAGTTCGGTAGAACGAAGTTTGAGTATCCATCAAAACCAAAAGAGAGCCTAAATGAATATATGGGAAGATGTATGGGTGATGCTATGGTTAGAGAAAAGAAAAAAGACAGAGGTATTCGTGCTGGTTTTTGCTACACACAATACCAACAAAGATACATAGCGAATATTGCTATGGGTTGGAAATAGGTTATAATCTAATTTTGAGACCCCTTCCTTCAATTATTTTATAGTTTTGGTATATTTACCTTATGGAACAAATAGAACCCCTTAAAACGAAGATATGTAAAGCGTGTCTTATTGAACGAACAATTAAAAACTACAACAAGAATACTTCCTTTAGTGATGGATTTGAGAGCAGATGTAAGACCTGTAAAAAAAATGGGAACTTGATTGTGTTTAAGAGTGATGGTAAGTGGTCTAAAAAAAAACATAAGATAAAAAGAAGTGATTACATATTGCCATTCACAAATCCTATGAAGAGGGATTATGTTGAAGCCTTTGTCTTTTTGAGAGCTATGGGTTATGATTTAACACAAGATATACATATTCAGTTCTGTAAGAAGTATGGACTAACTCCTAATGATCCAAAACAAACATTCCAAAATATTTTTACTGTAAAAGATTGTTATTTAATTTGACTTTTTCGTATAGATTGACTATTTATTATTATAGGATAATGGGCGGAAACATAACACTTGCGTTATTCTATTACGACTTACAAGGGGATAATTTACATTAAAAAGTCAGCACCAGCACAAAGGAAGAAGGTGTATAGTAAATAGGTTGAAGGGTCAATCTAAAGTTGCTTCCAAGTTATAGTTTCCCTTGATACTATAATACTCCCAGTCAAGTAAGTAATGACTACGAGTGTGTTATTCTGTAGTGAAAACTATGGGATAAGCACTCACATATCAACCCGTAAGTAAATAACCTTCGGTAATAAGAATTAGATTAGCAACTGATATGGAAATAGATATATTAGCATTAGAAATATTTATAGGTTATTTTATATCAGTTTTATTAGTTAGAAAAAGAAGAGATAATTGACTTTTTAATGTTTTTAGATATTTATTAGTATGAAACAGAAAACACATAAGGTTATTGATTGTAAGTTGATTAAAGTTGAAAAATTATTTAACCAAACAAAACCTCATAAGTTATTCTATAATCTAATTCTTGAAGATGTGGAAGAACCATTACTTCTTGAAACAGAACAGCCAATACATCCAGATCTAATAGGTCAAAAGATAAAATATAAACTCAACGCTGAAAACGAAGTAAGCGAGTTTGAGTTTCTTTAACATATTGAGAGGGGGTTTTACAATTCTAATATTGTTCCCATTATCCATTATTCTATTATTCCCCCTCTCATTTTTATTTTAATATGGAGCAGCAGCAATCACTAATACCTTTACTTAAAGATGTGGTTAGAGATAATCCTACATTCAAGTTTCCAATAGAAAGTATCATCAAGGAACTAACATCTATGTTTATTGAACCTTTGGAGTTTGATTACTTTACAATACAGAGTTATAGAAAATTAAAGAGAGAGTATGGTGAAACAATTGCTCACATATTCCTTTCAACATTAGAGATGAAGTTAAATCTCAAAGAGAGGGACATATACACTTTATCAACACAAGAGTATCAAACAGAAATAGAAAACTTCTTATCAACTTTGGAAAATCTATACATTACCAAAGTCAATAAGAAGTCAAGTGATGGGGAGATGATGTCTGCTATGGCTTAAGTTCGTTGTGAGCCTCAATTACCATTCTCAATTTTTCTGCTACTTTTCTGTATCCAATCATTTCAGGACATTCATTTAGAATATCCACACAAGCGTTGTGTAAGATTTTCACATCCTGTAGATACAAGGTCATATCTACATAATCATAATTCGTGTTAGGATCTAATAATATTGGTTTCATATTTTTCATTTTATCAAAGGTAAGGATTAGTTTAATACCAGCCAAATAATTTATGAACCTACAGTCCATACTTCATCTTCATTCCAATTCACTCTTTTACTTGCTTCAACAACATAGTCAGTATAGTCGTGTAATGGACTATGAACTTTATTTTTCTTTAATACCTTGTGAAGATACTTTGTTCTCTCTTCATCATTCTCAAACTCAAATTGTGTCTTGAAAGCCATTACTACTGGATAGTCAATAAAAATCGTGGTGTAAGTTTTGTTCTTTTTCATATCTTTTTGTTTTTCTATTACA